ATCACTACTGATTTTAAGACCTACCTAACTAGGGTTGGTTCTAGAAATTTATTGAATAATAAATTTTTACCTAAATATTTTTCCTTAAAAGATTATAGTATTAACTACGCAGTAAGTGCTGTAACAGATTCAGTTTTAATTAAAACTGTTACAGGTGATGATACAAAAAGTTTTTATAACGGTGGTGAAGATTTAAAAATGGTTTCAGATGAAACAACAAGTACTGTTACACAAATAGCTAAAAGAGAGTTTTCATTTATTAATGAGTGTGATAATACTGAATACGGTAATATTGTTGCTACTATAAATTTAGGTAATTATCTACAGGCAGCTAGAGAAAATTTATCAGATTTAGATAACGTTTCTAGTGGTTATAAACCTTACTTAAGATTGTATGATATTGTTAAAACTTATGAATACACAGAAAATGCTTTTGGACAGTATAGTTTATGGGACACAAAAAATATTAATATAGACTATTCATTTGAAACTGATAACGATTATAGAAATTATTTGTTATTCGATAATACTCACATTTTTAAAGAAGGTAATACATCTCGGATTGAGTATAATACAAATAGATTTGCATCACCTTTTAAGGCCACAGTAAGTACTTACAGAGCTGAAAATGGTATTGTAACTCTTAATGGTCCTTTTACTATATCATTATATCCTTTAAACGGTTTATTTTATAAGGTTGATGGTACTTATTTAAGACCAGAAGAATTAACTGAATCTACATATAATAACAGTCTTAATATTATACCTTCTGTTAAGTTTAATAATATTTACCACGATTTAAAAAATGATGCTTCAGTTAGAACTTATAAGTCCCCAGTGAATAATGTGTTATTTAGATTTGACGGTCTTTTAAATTCAGCTATTGTAGCCGCTAAAAATTTGTTTAATTTTTATGGTAAACCATCGGCTTTGGATTCAAATGTAAAAGTTATTCCTATAAACATGAGTTTAAATATTAACACAAGTGATGGTGTTAAACCTAAATCAGCAATGTTAAAACTTAATTTAACTTTGGATACCACAGAAACCACTTGGGTTTCTACTGGTCAAACAATAACTATAAACTAATTAATTTAAAATGACAGAAACACTTACAATATCAGCATCAAATTGTATAAGTTGTGTTAATAAAGGGGTCACACCAAGGTATTTAGACAATAATAAAGTTGTTTACGGGCCAAATTTAAAATTTAGAATAATAGACTCCTTCGACCCAAACGCTAAATTGTTTGGAGCAACTAACTTTTTTGGATTTTCAATTTCTGAATATGGGTCTTTAGTTTATAAATTGGCTGGTACTAAAATCGACCAACAAAAAATAGGATTTCCTAATGAAGACCAAGTTTACTTAACACTTAAAAACGGTAAATACGTTTTAGGGCTTTAAAAAATAAATAAGAAGAATTAATAAAAATAAAATGAGCACAATTTTAAAAGAAATAAGTAGTGTCACATACAGAGAAACAATAGATAAAGGTGATTTAAACACTGTGTATGGTAGTGATTTAAGTTTTATATTATCTGATATCAGTGCTAACACATATTCTCATTTATGGATGGGTCCTATATTCTCAGTACCTTGTACAAGTACAATGAAAGAACCTTTTACTGTTAGTTATTTAGATGGTGGTTATTCTGGGACATCTTCAGAATATTTAGTTACAGATGTTAGTAGTAACATTATTTTAGCTAGTATTGGTAGGTCTAGTTTTGAGACTGGTATTGATGGTCTAAATTTTAGGATTAATATCCCTCTAGATTCTACATATACTGGTAGTACAACTTTAAGTGGTTTAAGTGCTACTACACTTTATGGTTCTTACATGAAAACTTATTTGTATGACCAAAAGGCAACTAACGGACCTTGTGCTTTAAATGTTTTAGATGGTTTATATTCTGAAGAATCTAGTTTGGTTACTAGAGAAATCGGTGAAGGTTTACCTTATAATGAAGGAGTTAACCCTGAACCAAATGGATATTATAATAGTGGGTTAGTTTATCTATTCTGTGATGACATTAGAAAACCTAATGTTTCAGCAACAACAGTGTCAACAACTAATTCTTGGGCAACAGGGTTTGGTAATGAAGGACCTTATACATTGTATAAGAAATTCCCTTTTAATTATATGACAAATGAATTAGAAGGTTTATATATGGACCAACCCGTAGGAGCGGTAGACCTTTTAGGTGGTAATGTTACCATCTTTAATAAACATTTGGTTAACGCGTTTAATTTTTCATCTTCTACTGGTGGAACTAGTACGTCAGGTGCTACTTTTTCATCTACAGATGCTAACGCAACTTTTAAATCTTTAACATTATCACAAAAATTAGATATTACTCTTATAGCTGGTAAAAATGAATTTGTAACATCATCAAACCCAACTTGGGACCCTACTACATGTAATGGTAAAATTTATATAACACATTTTGAGTTATATGATGAATCAGGACAAGTTGTGGCCGTTGGTGAAGCTAAAGAACCGATACTTAAAGAATCTACAGATTTAATAGTAATAGAAACCTCAATAGGGATTTAATAATTTTATATAAATAGTTTTATGAGTGAAGAAAGAAAGAGTGGCAGAATCATGTCACTAGATGTCTCTACAAAGACAATTGGCATCGCCTTATTTGAAGGTGATGGAACTCTAATGGAGTTGACCCATATCACCCCCGTGATTAAACCTAAACCTGAATCTAAAATGGAGGAACTTTTTAAGAAGGTTGATGCATTTGAAAAATTAATTACTAGATATATTGAATTAGATATTGAAAGAGTTGTCATTGAAGAACCTCTTTTAAGTAGTAACAATGTTTATACAATCGCAACATTATTGAAATTTAATGGTATGATTTCTAAAGTTGTTTCTGAAGTATTGAATGTGATACCAGAATTTATATCTTCTTATGATTCTAGAATGTATGCTTTCCCTGAATTAGTTCAAAAAAGAGAAACAAATAAAAAAGGTGAACCTTATAAAGAAAAAGATATTGAAAGAGCTAAACCTGTTTTATTTGGTGGGTACCCATGGGATATTGATAAAAAACAAGTCATATGGGAAAAGGTTGCCAACCTCCAACCACAAATTGTGTGGGAATATGATAAAAACGGTAAACTTAAGAAAGAGAATTTTGACATGACCGACGCATTTACTTCAGGTAGAGCTATAATGTGTAGGGATGGTATATGGAATTGTAAAAATTAACTATTTAAAATATCGGTTTTTGACCGATATTTTTGTTTTATATAAAAATTATTAGTATATTTGTTTATGACTGAAAATAAAAAATTAGCATTAGAATGTTTATGGGAAGAAGCTAAGATGTATTCTAACCTGTACTATTCAACAGAAAACCATTATAAAAAACATAAATACGTTTCACATTTTAGAAGTCCAATCTATGATGAAACAAATATAGCTCTTTTTCAAAAAGACTTTATTTCAGAGAAAGCTTTTAACAATGAAGGTAGGGTTACAGATGAACATTGTAATGGTAGGACTAATTGTTCTAAAAAGTTATTAGAAAAAATTCATTTAAAAGAAATAACCACTTTTGAACAATTTATTGATTTTTTAAAAAATTATTGTTATACAATAAAAATACTATCGGAAGAAAATGTATTAGTATCTACTTACCTTAAAAAAAATAAGGATAAAAACTTTATTGAAGCATACAGTGAACTAGGTATTATAATTTGTGATAAAGATGGTAATAAACTAGAAAAAATAGATTTACCCGTTATTTAAATTATGGCCAACAACACTCTTTTATTTGGTGTAATAACAGACATTCTTGGAAAACCTAAAAAAAGTAATCAAACAAAACAACAGTTTTCATTTGATTGTCCTGTTTGTTCTGCCGAAAAAAGTATGTATGATGGTGATGGAAAGGGTAACCTTGAAGTAAATTTATCTGATGGTATTTTCCATTGTTGGGCTTGTGGACAAACACATGGAACACATGGTAGTTTAAAAAAACTATTTAGAAAGTTTGCCAATAAACAACAATTAGATACTCTAAAAAAATTAGGGGTATCAGTTTCAGAAATAAAAACTGAAAAAAAGAAAAAGAATGTTATTGAAGATTTAACTCTTCCTGAAACATTTGTTGAATTTAAAGACTCAAACCCTAAATCATTAGAACATAAAAGAGCCTGGAATTACCTAACCAAAGAAAGAAAACTCAGTGAGGAAACAATAACCAAGTATAGAATGGGTTATACAATTGGTGGACCTTATGCTAATAGAATTGTTTTACCTTCTTATGATAATGAGGGTAAATTAAATTATTGGGTAGCTAGAACTTACATAAACCAAAAACCAAAATACCTTAATCCTGATTCTGATAAAGAAGAAATCATTTTTAATGAATGTTGTTTAAGTTGGGATTCGGATATATACATTGTTGAAGGCCCTTTTGACCATATTGTTGTTCATAACTCAATACCCATTTTAGGTAAAAAAATATCAGATAAATTAATGCATTGTTTATTGAACAGACCTACAGCTAATATTGTACTTTTATTAGATGCGGATGCTTGGAATGACACCAAACAACTGTATTCAAAGTTAAATGTTGGTAAACTTCATGGTAGAATTAAAGTGGTTAAATTAAAAGGAGAATTTGACATTTCAAAAATAAATGAGGATTTTGGTAGAGAAGGAGTTATTCAAGCAATGAGAAGTGCTCGTTATATTAAGGAAAGTGAATTATAATGTTTAATACAGGAGATATGGTAAATTTTAATAAATAATATTATGGGATTTAATAAAAGATATGTTAGTAAAGAAATCTTAATAGAAAGATTTAAACTTGGTGGTTATCAAGGTATTTTAGATTATATAGGGAATTCAGATGCTTTATTTGGTTTAGATGAAGAAATAAAAGACGTATTAGATATAGCATATTGTGATAATTGCCCAACTAAAAAGGATATAGAAATTAAAAAAATATTATATGGCAAATTATAATTATGTTAATATTAAGATTAATGAAGAACTCTTAAGGAGAATAGAAAATCTAGAAAGAAAGGTAGATGATTTACAGACTAGAAATCAAAAACTAGAAAACATTATGAGGGATTCTTTTATTGGTTTTAAATTTAACAATCAAAAATATGAAACTGATGGTGTGAGACAATTTAATGCCATTAGAGATATTCTTAATAGAATATGAAAAGAGAGTGTGATGTTTACCTAGAACCGATAGAACACGTTTATATCCATAAAAAAACGGGTGAAAAATTTAAATCGGTTACTACAGTTCTAAGTATGTTAGAACCACATTTTCCTGCAGAAGAAGTAGCTCTTAGAATTTCCCTACAATCAGATGATGTTAGAAAACCTGAATACCGAGGAATGTCACAACAACAAATTCTAGACGAGTGGACTAGAATAAATAAGGAGGCTAACGAATATGGTACAGAAATTCACGAAATTCTTGAGAGGTACCTTTTAGCAAATAAAATATATATCCCCAAATCCGATTACGAAAGAAAAATCATCACACTATTCCAAGAAGTAGATGATATGTGGGGCACTATTTATCCTGAAACAGTTTTATTCTCAGCTAAACATAAGTTAGCTGGGACAGCGGATATCATTGAAGATTGTGGTGATTATTTTAATGTACGTGATTTTAAAACAAACAAAAAAATAAATTACATATCAGAATATGGTCATTGGTTGAATGCTCCCGTATCACACCTAACAGATTGTCAGTACAGTATTTATAGCTTACAGATGTCAATCTACGCTTACATGTATCAAATGGAAACTAGAAAAAAGGTTGGTAAAATGAATTTATTTTATTTAAATCCTGAAACAGAAAAATTTGAAGTTATTTACGTGCCGTATATGGGTTTAGAGGCTAAAAAATTACTTTCATGGTATCACGAAAATTATAATTGACCACATTTTTTAGGGAATCTTTCACACCATTTTTTATTAGCAATTTCTAAACCATATTTTTCTATCCACACATCTTTTACAGCCTTACCAAACATAGGGTTTTTTTCACCACTCCTATCCACATTAGGTCTTGGTTTATAAGGTACTTTAGAACCTAATCTACTAGGTGGTTTAATATTTTTTAATTTATGATTTTCACTAATTTTTTTCTTTGTTTTTTCTGGTAATGATTTATTTTTATTAGCGTGGTTTTTACTAATATTTTTTTTATGTTCTTCAGAAAGTTTACGGTTAGTTAAGGATTTTTTCATTTTTTCTACAGATTCTTTAGATTTTGGTCTACCTTTATGAGCTTTTGATAAAAGTTTTCTAACATGTTCAGAAATCACCTTTCCTTTATTAGACTCACTAATTTTTTTCTTTGTTTCTTCAGATAAAGAAATACCTCTATTACTTTCAGCTATTTTTCTTATATTGTAACCATTAATATTAAAATTAATCCAGTACTGTTCCCTTTCTGTTAATAATTCTACATCACATTCTTCAATAACCTCAAATATAAAATTTTCTATACCATATTTATTGACAGAATTTTGTAGAATATTATTTGGGTGTATATTTTTTTTAAGTTTGTTTTTATGTACATAAAACCTATTATCGATATCTATTGATGAACCGATATAAGTTTTATTATTTATTTTATTAACTATCTTATATATTCCCGTCTTTTTCATTTTTAATAAATTCTTTAATTTTATTTTCTATAAATTTAGATTTATTTATACTTAATTTTTCACTAATTTGCTTAAATTGATTGTATAATTTTTCATCAATTGTGATTGTAACCCTTTTTTTCATATAATATGTATTTATACTTATAAATATTACTATACATTTAAAAAATGTTAGACCACTGATTAAAAGTTAATAAAAAATGAATGCTTTAGAATTAATAGAAAAAATAAAAGAAAAAGAATATCACCCAGATATAATTTTTCTTAAAAACAGGCTTATTGAATTGTTTAATAAAGAAGAGTATGAAAAAATAAGTCGTATACAAAGATGGATTGAAGAATTAATAGAATTTTATAACGTAAATTAAACCTAATTTTAAGATTTATAAACTGTTTATTGTTACAATAAATTTTACTATCATTAATAATAAAAAACAAAATATATGAGTCAAAACATTGAATTTGAACCTAAGTTAACAATAGAAGAAACCCTTGAAATAAAAGATAAATTCATGGGGTTTTATAAAGACCTTGAATCTATTCAGGATTATTTTCTAGAACGTAAAAAAGAAAAAATTATCGGAATTGACCACGATAAATATACTAAGGACATGTTTACTGATTATAACATGGAACCAAAAGATATGGAATTTGAACTGGAGGTTATCGAAGGTAATGTTTTTAGTCCTGCAACACAAATAATTACTTCCCTACCTTTAGAATCACAAATTGGTAGACAAATCATGATGGCTGTTAAAGAAAAAACAACTAATAAATATATTGGGTTTATTCGTATGGCATCACCTGTATTATCCATCAAACCAAGAAACGATTATTTTGGTCAAACGGTTAGAGCCACAGCTGTTAATAGACATATGATTAATGGTGCCATCATTGTACCAGTACAACCTTTTGGGTATAACTATTTGGGTGGTAAGTTATTAGCACTTATAGCTTGTTCACATGAAGTTAGAAACATGTTAAAGGAAAAATATGGTGATAAGATTGATACTTGTTTTATGGAGACAACTTCTCTTTATGGTGACATCAAAGGGATGAGTCAGTATGATGGTTTAAAACCTTTTGTTAGATATCAGGATATGACCGAATCTGATTTGTTTTTATTCCCTACTGAAGAGGTATACGACCCGATTAGACGTAAGATGCGTGAATTATATGGTAAACCTGAATGGAACGGAAACACTGTTGACCCAGGACCATCGGGACCAAAAATGAGAGAGTTTAATAAAGCAATCTCAATCCTTAAAAATCACCTTAGACATTATGATATGGTGGCTTATAATGAGTTTCATTCTTTTACTAAGACACACATGAAAGCTAAAACTAAGAAAAGATACTACTATTCTAATTTTGGTTATGATAATGTAATTGAACATATTAACTCTGAAGGTAAAACCCCCTTAGTTGAAGGACAAAATTTTCACAAACATAATCTTTCTTATATGGTTGAATGGTGGAAGAAAAAAGCACAGTCTAGATATTTTTCATTAAATGAAAGGGGGTTATTACGTAAAGATTTAGAAATATATACATTAGATAGGATTAATAACAGTAATATTGATATGATTAGATAAAAAAGATAATAATTTTTCTTTAATATTATCTTTATATGATATTCTTAAAAGAGGTATGTTGTTATTTTCACAATACACCTCTTTTATTTTATCCCTTAATTTAGTATTTTTAAAACCCTCTTCACCACCATTAAATTCTCTAATACGGTAATGTTGTTCACCATCACATTCAACACATATATTGTATTTAGGTAAATAAAAGTCAAATTTTAATAATTTTTTATTTTTACAACCCACAAAACTTTTTTGTGGAATAAATTTTATGTTTAAATTATTTAACAATTTTGTTACTTGGTTCTCTAGTTTAGAGTTTTTACATTTTGGACACCCTCTCCCCTGTAAATGACTTGATGGGGATTGTTTAAAGACACCATGATTTTTACATATGATATCTATTTTTTTAAATGACCCACGGTAGTCAACTTTAGTATATTCATATCTTTCCCCATGTACTTCTTTAGCTTTATTTATAAAAGTTGGTGTGTCATTGCTTAACTTTTTTATCATATTAGATTTAGAACATTTTGGACAATTACCGCCATTTAAGTGAACACCAGCTTTCTGAGTAAATTTACCATGTATGGGACACACTATATCAATATCTTTATACGTACTTATATATTTAATATCATTATAATAGTATTTATTATTATGTACTTTTTCACATTTTTTTATAAATTCATTTTCCGTATAAATATTATGTCCAGCACAAATTTTACAACCACTACCTTTTAAATGGTAAGTAGGCTTTTGTTCAAAAGTACCGTGATTTTTACAAATTATTTTAATAGGCACAAAACAACCCTTATACTCTACATTAGAATAATCATATTTATCACTATGCACTTTTTTAGCTTTTTCTATAAATAATTTAGTATCATATTTATTGTTCATTTACAATTATTTTATTTATAAATATCTTTAATTACATAAAGGCTCAAAAAAGAATTGAGAATAACGAGGTTGATATGGTTAGATAATGAAAGGTAATAAACTTAAACATTCTTTTGTTAAAACAGATAAATTAGAAAGTGATTTTGTTGAAGAGTCACAAAATATTAGCTTTATTCACACTACAAGAAGAGTGGTTGACAATAACAATATTGTTGTAATTTATGAAAGGGTTCTGGATAATATTTTTTTAAACTCAGAGTATAATTTTACAGAACGTTTAAAAAATGAAATGTACCAAAAACTATTAAATCATTTAATTGAAGAAGATTATATTGAATTTAGGGTACACCACAATCAGTTTAGTAATCATACAGATTTCTCTATGAGAATAAAAGCCAGTAAAAACGGTAATTAATATGTACGTAGAGATATCTGGTAGAGGAACGGGTAAAACCACAAGAATGGTTGATGATATTGTAAATTTTTTGGAGACAAATGGTGATAAATCAGCTTTGGTTGTCGCACCTACTAATTCAACAAGGAGGTTGATAAAGGAGATGATTTTCCAAAAATGTGGGTTATCTTGTTTAAATAGAACCATAACTTCACATAGAATGTTACCACCTGGTAGAACAATGAAACAATATGTTGATGAGTTTTTTCATGTACCCGAAAAATATTTGTTGGTTGATAAAAACACTTATTATACGGGAACACCTAAAGATGAAACCATTAACGGAATTTATGAAGAAATTTATACAACATATAAAAATCAGTTAGGTGATATTGTTGTAATTAAACCATTAAAGAAACATGGATTTACAAGAAATAATTGAAAAATGGGGTCAATTAGGTTTTTTGGACGGTTTACCTGAACAATTTAAAGGTGATGCTGCTATGGCTTATGAAAAGGCTTCCACTATATTAGTTAGTGATTGTCATTTATATGGTAGTGATGATTTATTATTTACGAACATATTCTCTGTTATATATAGAATCACTAAAACAGGTTTAGTTGTTAAAAACGTACCACATTTAATAGAACTTTTTAATCAGTTTTTAATTGACAATAGGCAAGTTATGGCAGATATGCATGGGGTGGATTTTGATGTTGAACCTGAAATGTGTAGAATATTTGCTGAAGACTATTGTGATTGGATTAAAGATAATCCCGAAATGGACCCAATAAAGTACGTACCAAAACATAAATTATAATGGATTTATATTACATTTTTTTTAAAAGATGGTTTAAAGCACAATATGGTCACTTAGGATTTACGGTTTCAAATTGTTATTCTGGTAGTGATCTAATATTTAGAATTGATATTTTACAGTACAATGAAATTACTAGATTGAATAATCTTAATCTAGAAAAAATAATGGATTTTACTGCAGGTAATAGTGATTTAAGAAAAATGTTGTTTGATGCTTTATTTAGACAATATGGTTATAGATTAGATGGTGATTTTACGCCAACAAAACAAGTAAAAGAATTTAAATTATAATGGACGAAATTTCACAATGGTTTGAAGAGGAGTTTGGTCATTTAGGTTTTATGATAACGCCACTGATGTATAATCCCGAAACTTTTACACCAGTTAGAGGTGTATTATGGAGAAGACCTGACGGTAATCATGTAAAAACTAATATCGGTATATACCCAGAATTAGTTGATGATTTAATTTCACATGTAGACCCTGTTGTGGAATATAAATCATTACTTAGAGATTCTGTAAATAATTTTTTAGAATCACAAGACTATACAAAAGACTTTAAACCGAACAAAAAAATTAATAAACTTAAATTATGAAAGAAATAAAAGTTATATACAATATAATTAATTTTCATTTATACGACTTCTAATATATTTCCTAAATAAACCAACCCCATCCCACTTCTTTCCATATAAAAAATTGGACAATTTTATTATATCATTTTTTTTATTGACTCTAACTTCACTAAATTTAGAGCACTCTTTAAAAACATTCCTTATTTTATACGTTATTAATAAACTATCCATTAAATCAGTAATGAACCCCCAGTCATAATTATATGGGCCAGTTACACTAAAACTAACACACCCTCTTTTTTTATTTAAAGGAAAACTGCCATCACCATCTAAAAACCCTCTAAAAAAATAAGGTATATTCTTTTTTGGTATGTCTTTAAGTAATTTAATTGGCGGTATATTAGATTTTTCATGAAAATCATAAATACATAACCAATCAAAATAAGGTTTACAGTAAACATTAAAAGAACTGTATCTATTTTTTTCATCTTTAAAATTCCAATTACCATACCTAGGTAATATTTTTTTTAAAGAGTTTAACATATCTTCTTTAAGTAGTGTCATAAAAATTCTATTATTCTTTATACAACCATCCGCCCACATAAAACCTAAAAAATATACAACTAATTTATCGTTAAGATTACGTAAGTCTTCATGTAATATTTTAAAATCTTCTTGATTTTTCAATGACTCCCGATTTAACATACTATTAACATATATATTACTTTTGGTTTTAGTGTTTAAATATATACCCATAGAATAAGCTTTATATTTTATAGATTTTTCCGGCTTGTTTATTTTAGACAAACACTCATTAATACCCCCATTTGGGTAACAATTTTTTAAGATGTTCACCTGTTTTTCCGACCAAAATTCACGAATACTATAATTATTTATTGGTTCTATAAAATCCTTCTCATTATAATAGTTTTTATAACCATCATTTTTTATTGGTTTTATTTTATATTTTTTTGTTAAAAACTTAAAAGAGTGTTCCTTTAAATTATATTTTTTGATTATTTCCTTTTTAGTCATAATTGATTATTTTTTAGGTTAATTAACGCATTACAAAAAATAAATATGCCCTATGTTTAATAAAGAAAAGATAATTTTAATGTCAGATATCCATATAAGACTATTTAAAAGATTGGATGAATATTCAGAACAATTTGAAAAGGTTTATGAAATAATAGAAAGAGAGAAACCATGGTATATAGTTTTAGGGGGTGATATTTTTCACAATAAAAATAATCTATCACCTGAAGCAATAAGTTTAACTTCATCTTTTTTTAGAAAATTAGCTAATCTATGTGAGAATTTAATAATAATACCAGGTAATCACGACTTATTAACAAATAATCAAGATAGGTTAGATTCTATAACACCCATAGTAGATAGCCTAGATATTAAAAATTTATTTTATTTAAAAAATAGTGATTGTTATGAAATAGGTGATCATGTTTGGTGTTTATGGTCTCAAATAGAAGGGAATAGAAGACCTGAAAATATAGAAGTTTCATTAAATACAAAAACAAAAAAACATATAGGTTTATATCATGGGGTTATTTCAGGTATGATAACAGATATAGGTTTTAGTTTTGAAGATGGGATAAGATCTGATGAATTTGACGGTATGTATTATACTTTATGTGGTGATATACATAAAAGACAGATTTTTTATACAACCGATAAAAGACCTATAATTATGATCGGGAGTTTGATCCAACAAGATTTCGGTGAATCTGTGGATAATCATGGGTTGTGTATCATTAACACAAAAGAAGATACTTTTACTTTTAAAGAAATACCATCTGATTATGGTTTTTACACGTTTAAAATAAATTCAATTGAAGATATTGAAGAAGGTTTAGAAAAATTGGTGTAATGGAACCTAGAAAATATATAAAAAAATACAATTTTGATGGATTTGATTATGAAGCTGAATTGTATAAACTTTTAGATAATATTACTAAAAGAATACAAATTAATAAAAGAAATAGGCGTGATAGGTCATGGGTAGTTACATCACCTAGAGTGGCTGAAGTTTTAAATAATTTAGAAGATGAAAATAGGGGATAAAGTAAGTTTTGAAAGTAAAAATAATGGTACCATGATAGGGACTATTATTGATAAAGAAGTGCCTAGATGTAAATGTAAAGGTATGGGTAGATGGGTTATCGATTTTAATGGACAAATTAAAAAAATAGCAATAAATGTACATGGTCTAAAACCTTACGACATAAACCCCAAAATGGGTAATTTAAAACATTCTTTTTAATATGAATAGGGGTTTATCTACACAAGAAAAGATATCTAAATTAGTTAGTAATAGTTTTCATAATATAGATAATAATATTAGAAACGGTGAACAATTTTCACGAGAAAATTATGAAAATTTTCGTGAACAACTGGTGGCTTTAATGGAATATTTTGATGGTCAGAAAGTTTATGTTTTAGACTTACCCGCAAATATAATACCACACCCCGAAGCTAGACGTAGAACAGTTGACCCTGAATTAGCTAATACACCAATTAATAAAACTTTATTAGTTAGTGCTCAAAATTTTCATGATTTTTACCAACTAACACAAAATATATCTGAATTGTTAGAACAAGGTAAAGAAGTTTTTTTATACACAATAGATATAGTTAGAACTTTTGACCCAATGAATTTCGAACCAACTTTTAGACCTATTTTAAGATATGGTTCTATAGATTTAGATTATTGGTATAACCCACAATATGTTGAACAAGTAGGTGAACCAATTCAACCTGAAAGATATTTTGAAAGATATACAGTTAATAGAAATACCACAATTGATACAGACAAAGACAAACCAAAGTCTATTGGTGATAGTAAATTAATACATAAATTTTAAATGGAAAAGGCACATAGAATTAAAAATAATATTTTTCTTGATAATAGAGGTTCTTTTAGTCCCCTATCATTAAAAACATTAGATAAAGATTGGGTTCAAAGCAATGTTAGTGTAAATCCTAATAAATGGACCTTAAGAGGTCTACATTTTCAAAAAGGAGCTTATTCACAAGCCAAATTAATTAAAGTTATACACGGAAGAATATTAGATTTTGTTCTTGATATGGGTGTAGATGGTAATGAAGATTTACAGTTTTTTGAAATGAGTCATGGTGATGAAATTTATGTACCTAGAGATTACGCACATGGATTTATAACTCTTGAGGAAAATACAATAGTACAATATTTAGTAGATAATGATTATCATCCACAATCAGAAGGTTCTTTGGTTTGGTCTAGTTTCCCTGAAATTACTAAAAAGATGTTAAAAATTGATCGTAGTTTTGATGGTGGTTTGATTGTAATATCAGATAAAGACTTAGTTGAGAAATTATAAATGGAACTACCTAAAGACTTAAAAGATGAAATATGGGAATATTGCCGGTTAAACGATATAACCGATTTGAATGCTTTTATGGTTAGGATGTTAAGACAAGGTTATACGACAGAGAAGTATGGGCCTACACCGTTTAAAATAGGTCAATCAGAACCACAAATAGTTGAAAAAGAAGTTATCAAAGAAGTGGAAAAAATTGTTGAGGTGCCTGTTGAAATAGTTGTTGAAAAAGAAGTGATTAGGGAAGTGCCTGTTGAAGTAGAAAAAATTGTTGAGGTAATTAAAGAAATCCCAATTGAAGTAATTAAGGAGGTTATTATTGAAAAACCGAGTGAAGAAACTGAAAAATGGGTGGAAAAAGAGGTAATTGTTGAAAAACTAGTGGAAGTACCTGTTGAGGTTATTAAAGAAGTAGAAAAAATTGTTGAGGTACCTATTGAAGTAATTAAAGAAGTAGAAAAAATTGTTGAAGTTGGTGACCCAGAAAAAGTAAAAAAACTAGAACAACAAATAGAAAACCTTAAAATAGAATTAGAACTAGAAAAAAATAGAAGGTTAGAAAAAAAGAAAGTAGAACAACCTAAAGAAGACACTAATCAAAGAGGACTTTTAGGTAACGTAATAAGTTGGGTGTCTAAATCTGAAAGAGAGAAAAAAGACCTTTACGAAGAATAACTACTTTATTTACTTCTAAATTTTTCTTATAATTAAAGAAAAACTGTTTATGTCTGAAGTAAAAGAAAAAGTGTTAACAATCCCTAGTAAAGCAAAAATAAGAGTAGTGTGGGAAGATAATCCTGAAAACTACACAAAAGAAAGGTCTAATAGAATAGCAAAATATATTGCTGAAAAATACGATAATAATAACGTACAAGTTATCTTTAAACCTAAAAAAGTAACTACGGAAGCAGGTGAAGTCGAAATGACTGTTGCCGATAACGTAATGGACACCAACTACCAAAGAAAACTTTTTAAACAATGGGTAACAGATAATAAAGTAGATGTTGATTGGGACAGACTTTTACGTTTAGATGATAAAGTAAATGAAAAACTTTCACAACAAAGAGAAACTGATTACAGATATAGGAACTGGTATATAAAAGAATTAGAATGGTCTAATTTCCTTTCTTATGGTGATGGTAACAAAATATCCTTTAAGGAGCTTGAGGGAATTACGGTAATCACTTCAGAACCTTTAAACATGGGTGGTAAAACAACATTGGCCTTAGATTTATTATTGTTTTTATTCTTTAACACAACCACCAAAGGTAACACTGCTATCAAAATGTTTAATCTCTTTAGAGATAAAGATGAAGTTTCAGTTAAAGGTAAAGTGGCTATAGATGGTGTTGATTATATCATAGAACGTATTGTCACTAGAAAATTAAAAAGAGGTGGTAATGAATATACAACAAGGACTGATCTTTCTTTTTATAGAATTTTACCTGATAATACTATAGAAAACTTAGAAGGGGAACAACGTAGAGAAACTGAAGAATTTATTAAAAAATCAATTGGTTCGGTAGATGATTTTTTATTAACAATTATAGCTGATGCTGATAATTTGGAAGATATAATCCATACTAAACCTACTGAAAAAGGTAGGATTCTTTCTAGGTTTATTGGTTTGGAAGTGATAGAAGATAAAGAAACCATAGTTAAGGATATGAAATCTTCTTGGGCTAAAAATTTAAAATCAGACCAATATAATATTACCGATTTAAATTCTGAAATAGAAACCCTAAGCAAAAGTATTGAAGAAAAAGAAAAGTCTATTATTGATAATGAAATAGAAATTAAATCTTTAACTTCTAGTATTAAATCTTCTACTGAAAAGAAAGAAGTTTTGATTTCTAAAAAAGTAGAAATTGATGGTGAGGTTATTAATTTAAGACCTGAAGATATTGATAGGGAGATAGATTCTATTGTTGAAAAAGGTAAAAAGAAAAAAGAAGAATACGAATCAGCTAAAGAATCTTTTGACAAGATGGTTGAGCCTGAATATGATGAAGATTTACATAGAGATTATGTTAAACAAGAAAGAGATTTAAGTTTAGAGGTAGAAAGAGCGAAATCTAAAATCAAAGAAACCCAAGTAAGAATTAAAAATTTGGAAGAGGGTGAATTTTGTTCTTTATGTAAACAACCTTTAGCTGATGTAGACCATTCTGAAGAAATAGAAGAAAATAAAAAATTATTAGAAGAGTTAAACTCAAGTTTAGGTTCTTTAAGTGAGGAGTTACTTGAAATTAATAAATTAGTTTTAGAACAAGATAAGATTAAATCTTCTGTATCTGAGTATGATAGAACTTCATTAATGGTTGATAAACTAGAATTAGACTTAGAAAAATTTAGAATAGAAAGAAAAGAAAAATTAGACCTTAAAAAAAGGTATGAAGATAATCTAGAAAATATTGAAAAGAACAAAGAACTTGATAGTCAGATTTTAGGTTATAATTCTAAGATATCTAATTTAGAGGTAGAAAGAACTGGTAAAATTAAATTAGGAGAAAGACTTTCAAACGAGATTGAACAACATAAAACACAAATAAGTAAAAATGAAGAATATATTAAAACAATAAAAGCTGAAGAAGAAATAAAATTAATCTTTGAGGTTTACCAAAGAATGGTAGGTAAAAATGGGATTCTTAAAATGATTATGAAAAGTGTTATGCCTTTAATCAACTCTGAACTAGATAGACTGTTAATTGATACCGCCCCATTTAAATTAGAGGTGGACATTAATGATAAAAAAGAAGTTGAATTTTTGATAACAAAAGAAAACGAAAAAGGTGAGGTAGTTAAATATCCTGTAAATGAATGTAGTGGGTTTGAGAAGACTGTATCCTCATTAGCTTTAAGATGTGTGATGTCAAAAATTAGTTGTCTACCAAAACCTAATATAATTGTATTCGACGAGATATTTGGTAAAGTAGCAAACACAAATTTAGAACTTGTGGGTAACTTTTTCCAAAAATGTTCAGAGATGTTCCCTAATATATTTTTGATTACCCATAATGAAATAATTAAAGATTGGGCAACAAAAATAATCACCATCAATAAAAAGAATAATATTTCATCATTGTTAATACAATAACTATTATTATCTTTGTTGAAGATATTTATATAAAAAAGGGGTATGGAAAATAAAAGGTTTATGATTATTATTTTAGGTTCATCAAGAGGGATTGATTCTGACCTAAATGAAATTGCTGATGGTGAATATGGTGTTAACTATGTTGATGGTAATGGTATTTTTATTGCAACTTTTTATAGTAATCTTAACACACTTGAAATACATGAATTGTTAGTTGATAGACCAGCATTTCTATTGTTTGATATTTCTAAAGATACACACGCTGTCAACCTACCAACAAAATATTATAAAGGGTTATTCCCTGAAATAGATGAGGTGTTACCAAAAGTAAAAACTGAACCTAAAGTTACTAAAAAGAAAGTTGAAAGTGACTTGATTAGTATTGATCAAATCTTAGATAAGTTAAGAGAAAATAATTTTGATACATCTTGTTTAACAGAAAAAGAGAATGAAATTTTGAAAAATTACTAAAAGTTATTATATTTGTAAAAACTTTTAAAAATTTCAAACTTTGGACTACGAAAAAATAATTAAATCAGGTGAAAGAGTTGATTGGTATGGTGTACAAGTACCACAAGAATTAATTACACCCTCAGTTTTAATGTGGTGTGAACCTTTGTTACATGAGATAGATGTTTTAGAGGCAGAACTAAACGACCTTAAAGGCACAGAAAAAGAAAAAAGAAAGAACACAATAAATTTATTATTAAATAACATTAAAAAGGCCCCTTACAATTTGAATGGTGACTTTTATTTAATAAAGAAAAAAAGATATGAAGCTGAATTAAAGCAAGAAGACGAAGAAAAAAGTAAAAAGAATAAAAAGAAAACTGTTACTAAGACAACTAAAATAAATAGTGATAAGTCTACAAAAAACAGTAATTTAATTTTTGGAAAAAATAAATAGCTATATGGTTACGAATAAAAAATACATCGACACATCTGAAGACAGCATTTCAAACTACCTAAAAGAGGTTAGAAAAATTAATGTTTTAACTCCTGAAGAAGAACTTGAGTTAACTAAAAAAATAGCTGAGGGAGACCAAAAGGCTATCGACGCATTGGTTAATGCGAATTTACGTTTTGTTATTTCAATAGCAAAAGAATATCAAGGACAGGGATTACCACTTGTAGATTTAATTAACGAGGGTAACTACGGTCTTATTAAGGCAGCAAGAAAGTTTGACCACACCCGTGGTTTTAGATTTATTTCTTACGCTGTTTGGTGGGTTAAACAATCCATCTTACAATCCCTTTGTGATAACTCTAGAATGGTTAGACTACCAGTTAACATCACAAATCAGTTATCAAAAATCAAAAAAGAAATAGCTTTATTTGAACAAGAAAACCATAGATTACCTGTTGATGGTGAAATGGACCTTTCTGTTTTAAATCACCCTACATGTGGTTCTTTGAATGAGAAGATAAACGAAGATGGTGATGAGGTATTGGATGTTATTCCTGATAACACTTTTGAAAGACCTGATGATGATATTTATTCTGAAGAAATCCTTAAAAATCAATTAGAAAAAACTCTTTCAGTATTGAGTGATAGAGAGAAGGAAATCGTTAGTATGTATTTTGGTCTTGATGGTCAACCTATGACTTTGGAACAAATTGGTGAGGAATATGGTTTAACTAAAGAACGTATTAGACAAATCAAAGAAAAGAGCCTTAGAAAGTTAAGAGCTAATTCAGAAAATCTTTTTGAATTTATTTACAAATGATTTTGCCAATTAAAATCTAACCCTTATATTTGTATTATAAACGATGAGATAATTAAATGTTCTTCTTGTCAGAATACATGATAGAACAGCCACGGTCAGAATACCGTGGTTTTTTTTTATGGTACAAATATTTGTAATTGACCAGCACTTACTGTAAAATCAGGTTTTTTCATTACAGTAATAGTAACCAAATTCCAATGATTGGTATCCAACTTTTCAGGACTAACAACCACGTTTAAATAATCACCACCATCTCTTGAAACAATAAACCTTCTATTTGGCCTAATTTCACCGTCTATAATACTATAAACTATTTGTTCTTTAGCACCATCAAGTAATCTAACAATATCAAGGTCATATATTTTTTCACCACCACCATGTCTCCATTTTCTTTGAGCGGTGTGACCACCAATATCATGGTATAAATCAAAAGTAAAAGTGATTTCACTACTTAATTCGTGAAATTTTTCCTCCCTTAAAATTGTTTCTTTTATTAATGATTTAATATTCATATTTAATAAATATTTATATAAGTAGTAAATTATAGACTTTTAAGTCAAAATAAATTAAGATTAAAAAAAAAATGATTATGAAAAATTTTATTGAAATGGTTAAAAAGTATAAAATTCACATTTTAGCTACACTATTTTTTATTTTTTTTATGAGGTCTTGTATTAAATCAGGTCAAGTGGGAAAATTAGAAAAAGTAAAAACAAGTAATGAAAAAGTTATAGATAGTTTAAATAACCTTATTAATGGTCAAAGAGATACTATTAATAATATTTCAGAGGTTATTAGACAAGAAAAATTAAAAGTTCATAGAGATTATGATAATTACATTTCTTCTAAAGATAGAGGGGAACAACTTATGGAATTACACAGAGTTGTTAAGAGTAACATTCAAAACTTAGAAAAATGAAAAAAATGATTGAATGGGTTAAAGATAACCCTAATAGAACTATGTTCCTGTTACCTATTATATTGGTGGCAGGAATTTCTATATCACACGTAGTATCTTGGTATGATATTGCTAACCCTATGAGTTGGGCAATATATCTATCAATAGCTATTGAAGTTGGTGCAATGACAGCTCTTGTTGCAGCAACAAATAGAATTAAAGGCGGGGTTTGGTTTATGTTTGGACTAATCACACTAATCCAAATGATAGGTAATATTTTTTATTCATTTAAAGAAATAGATGAAAACGGTGAACTATTTAAATCTTGGGTTGAACTAACAGGACCTTTTTGGGACTTGTTCTCTGATTCAACAGATATCTCTTCAATGAAAAGATGGTTAGCCTTTTTGGAAGGTGGTTTATTACCTATAATTTCATTAACCTCACTACATTTCTTTGTTAAATACGAAAAATCTGAACCTAAAAAAGAAGAAAAAACTGATAGTGAACCTATTGACACTAAAAAAGTTTGGAAAAAAGTTAATGAACTTAAAGAAGAGGGTAAATTACCAATACCACCGACTGAAGAAGAATTAATGGATGAACCTACAGCTTTGGCTTTTACACCTTATGTTGATGAAGAAATTATAGATGACGATTTAGTTGAAGGTTTAATAGATTTACAACAACAAGTAAGTGAATTAAGACCAGAATCTACCCAAATTGAAAATGAGGATGACGAACAACCAAATTTGGTTGAGGAAGAAAATCCTGAAGATGAGTTAATAATACCAATCGAAGAAGAACCTAAATCAGAACCTTTAGAAACTAAATTAGGACCTACTTTAGGGGAACAATTAAGTAAAACTTGGAAAAATATTATAAAAAATAGAAATAACAATAATAATAATATTTCTAGATTTTGATAGATACTGAAAAATATAAGTTACCTAAAGACAATTATTATAACCAAATCTATAAAAAAACACAAATAGTTATTGGTCATAATAATAGAAAAGATATGAGACATTATAATGCGTGGTTACAAAGACATAATGGCAAATATAAAAAAACATCCACCTTTACAATAGACCTAGACGGTAAAATATACCAACACTTTGACCCAAATTATTACTCTGATTTTTTGGAGATAGACCGAGACAAGTCAAATATCTCAATACTTTTAGTTAATCCAGGTTGGTTAGATTTAGATGTGAATTATAATATCTATCATGATTGGTTAGGACATACTTATAGTAAAAAAATAGAAAACATTGTTAATAGAAGTTGGAGGGGCCATGATATTTGGGTTAAATACACTGACGAACAATATACTTCTTTAAAAAATCTAATTACAGAACTTTGTAATAGATTTAACATTGAAAAAGAATTCATCGGGTCTAATGTTTATAACGAAAACGTTGATATTTATAATGGAATAACCTTTAGAAGTAATTATTCACAAGAAATAAAAGATATTAGTCCGGCTTTTGACATGGACATATTAAAAAACCTTTAAAATGGACGATAGAAAATTTTTAGAAAAAATAAGACAGTTACAAAAAAGTGGTAAACAAATTAGTCTTACTGAAATAGAGGATATTAAAACAATCAAAAAAGATAAAATGTTTTTGTTTGAAGAAGATTTGCCTCAAACAAATCAAATGGTCACCACTCAAACAGAAGATGCTCAAACTATAGAACCAGACGAACAAAGAGAAGAGGAAAACACTTTTAAAACTACAACAAAAGCTAAATTGGTTAAGTTTAATCCAATAAAAGTTTATAAAGAAAATGTTGAATGGTCAGGTTATTTAATTAGAGAAAAAATTAATTGGTATTACTCTTTAGACGAGACTACTATCAATGGTGTTAGAGTATCTAGTGGTTGTTTTATAGATACAACAGCATTAATACAGTTAACTGATGAAACTTTAGAAGTACTTAAAAAAGTAAGTGCTTATTATGATATATGGAGTGAAGCATGGTCCTCCAGATTAACAGGTGGTCCTAATACCGAAGGGGAAACTACTGGGGGTGCTGAACCCACAGGTGAAACTGGTGGTACTGAGGCTGCTGGTGGAAATCCATTTGGTTTTTAATTATGAAAGGAATTAATTTAAAAGATACTATACTATTTGGTGGCATTTTTGTCCTAATCATTTTACTTATGATGAGTAGATGTGAAAATAGTAAAATGCAAAAAGACCTGTACGACCAAGTAAGAAAGGCAAACATGGAGATTGTTAAAAATAGTAAACTGATTAAAGAAAAGGATGGTCAATATTCTAAATTGGTTAATAATTTTAACACACAAAAAGATTTATTAAATCAATTAAAAGAGGAAAATAAGGACCTATATAAAACTATTAAAAAGAACGATGAAAAATTGTTAATGATTACCAATACCTTGGTTACATTACAAAAACAAGTTGTTGAAGGTTTTGGTAAATTTAACCCAAATGACAGTAATTTAATAGACCTAAGTATAAAGTATCCAAACGACAAAGATTGGTTTATTTCTTGGGATGGTTCTGTACATAAAAAAACGGCTTTCTTTAGAGGTGATTGGAGTTTTGGTAAACTGCCTTTAAAAATAGTTTTAACACAAACCGAAGATGGTTTATGGAACAGTAGACTTATAGGGCCTGAATGGTTAGTGGTAGATGATATGAAAATTGATGCATTAGACCCTAAAGAAATGCCACCGAGTCCTTATATACCACAACCAAGAAATTACGGTTTTATTTTAGGTGGTGGATATATTAGAAGTTTTCCAAACACAACAAATAACGCTTTATCTGTAGGTGTAGGATTTTATTTGAAAAATCATTCTTTGATTATCAATGGAGCAAGTAACAATACAGTAGGCTTTAATTATTATTATAAGTTTATTAGTTTTAAAAAAAGTAATTAAAGATGGATAAGGAAAATATTAAAAAATTATTAAAAGAGATTAGTGACAATAATCACAAAGAAGTTGTAGTTTACGCTCTTGAGGGTTGTCCAGCATGTGAAGAATTAAAAAAGAAATTTGATAATATTGGACTGACTTATGAAAATGTTACTATGAACGGTAATGAAAATATGTGGAAAGAACTTGAAGATATGGGTGGTAGTGATTTCGCTCCACAAGTTAAGGTTGAGGGGTATCTAATAAAAGAAGATGAGTATGATACTGTAAACGAGTTAATAAGTCAAACTTTAACAAATTTACTAGGAAGAAAAATAATCGTAAGTTAAAATTAACCACCCAATGGGTGGTTTTTTTTATTTGTGGGTGATATTTATTAAAAAATAATAATCGATTATTAAAAACTCACAAAATGGCAAAAGTATTAAGATACACTGAAGAAGAATTTGTAACTCTATTAGAAAACATCGTAAAAAGAGTTAAAAAAGAAGAAATGTTAGAGGAAGCTAGAAAAAATAGAAGAGCTAATCTATCAGAAAGATTCGAAAGAGAAAGAAGAAATAACCGTAGATCTTAATTCAACCAATGAAAAATCTTATTAAGCAGGTCCTCAAGGAAGAGTTAACTCGTGCAGATAAGGCTGAGATTAAAAAATTAGCTAGAACTGAATTTGAGGACATGCTTAAAAGTACTGGAATTAAATCCAAAATAGAGGATTTGGTAAAGAAACAACTTAGAAATGATAAAGCAACACAAAAAGAAGTTGCTGAAATCACTCAAAAAGTTTTGGTACAATTCTATAAAACCCTTTGGAATAGAAGGTCTTTTTGGGTTAATAAATTAGATAATATCTAAATAAGGTTATGTTTAATCAAATAACTGATAGTTACGGAAACACTTTAACACTTTACGATGGTTTAAGAGTTAGATTGGAAGAAATGGCACCAGACCCAGACCCTATCCCTGATGGTACTGAAGGTACTATTACATGTGACCAAAGAGGTAGATGTACTGATGATATTGGAAAAATTTTTGTTAAATGGGATAACGGTAGAAACCTACATTTAATACCAGGTGAGGATAAATTTATTTTTTTACCTAACCCAACTGATCAAATAGACCTTATATCACATTTAGGTGAAGCTAGTGGTCCTCTTACAACAAAATATACTAGAGAAGTTAAACAAGCTTTTAACAACACAAAACCAAGGGTAAAAATAAAAACTGAGGTAAAAAAGGTTAAAAAATCTAAAAAGGAAGAAGATTTAGAGGAAACCATGACAGCTGGTGGTACTGGTGGAGCAATAAATTATTCTTATACACCTAAATTAGAAAATAAAATTATTAAAGGAAGTACGTTTTTAAATGAAATGACCAATACTGGAGCAATATCATCTACAGTAGATTTTTTAATAACTAATTTAATAGGTTGGGGTACACTTGAAGACATAAGTCCACCTTGGCCTTCATTATCAAAAAAGTCTGATAATGGTCAAAAAGAAAACTGGTGGTGGCAAAAAATACCTACTTATAATGGAGGTGTTATTACTGATTTAACAGCACAAACAGATGAGACTTGGGATGATGATAAATTAACAGTAGATACTGTTAACGATTTAAGTGTGTTTAAAAAAGAAATTGATAAAGACCCCAAGAAATATAAACAATCTGTTATAACAATAGGTAAAGGTTTTGATTTAAATATTGACCCTTATAACGAGGATTGGAGAAGTTCTTTACAAAAAGGTATAGAATTAAAGGTGGGTGAGGTAGATAAACCGATACAAGCTTTTAATGTGATGAATCTTAAAAAAGAAGATATAATAAGATTAACTGATGAAATATTATCTGAGGGTAAGAAAAAAGAAAAGGTACACACAAAAAAATGGGATCGTTGTGTCGAAAAGGTAGAGAAAAAAAATAAAGAAAATAATACTGATTATAACCCTTATGCTGTCTGTCAAAAATCAATAGGATATGAGGGTTCAATTAAAAAATCACATAGAAGAGAAGAAGAATTAGATGAAACAACAACATTTGGTTCTGTATTTGGTTCAGGATTTCCTGTAACCCCCACATTCGCGGCTAAGGGTGGTAAACACATACCTTCAAAAAAACCTATATGGAAAGGTGGACAAATAATTCAAAAAATAGAAAATGATGGTGTTTTAAACGAATCTAAGACTGATTTATTTACTGAAGTTAACAAAGTTAAATTTGTTCCAACAGGAGGCAAATACGTAAAAATTAAAGATAGATGTGCCAAATACAACAATCAACCATGGTGTAGTCAAGGAGCTATAGATAAACCTTTAGAACTAAGTGATAATACTTTTGAGAACATTAAAAACATTTCAGAAAAAACAGGTTTATCTGAAGAATACATTATAAATAAGATAATGAGCAAATTAAACGAAAAATAAAGATATTTATTATAAAAAACATAAAAGATGTCAAATTATATTAATAAAATAGTTAAAAATAAAATAAAAACTTTATTGGAGACTAAAGGATTTGAGGATATGGAAGTGACTTTTGGTCTTAAATACAAAAGTGATAATCTTTCTGATGCAGAAAAAGCACAATTTGGTACACTAGAAACCATTCAAGATAAAGAAACGGGGTTAGTTAATTTAGGTAGTGCTAAAGTACAACCAGCTTTGGATAAGGTACATAAAACTGATGTACAAGATGCTGAAGAGTATTACAAAATGGTTTTAGATAGAATGAAAAACTTCCAAGAAACTTCTGAATCTGAACCATCACAAATTGGTGAAGCTTTTGAACCTAAAAAAGTTAACAGAGAAGATTCCCAAACTGAACCTGAAGAAGTTTATAGTACAGAAGCTTTGGGACCTGGCATGTTGGCTTTAAGATATGATGATGAGGGAACGTCAAAACATGATCTATTAATGAAAAGAATGGATGACATGAACGGTAATGACTCAACTTATAAAAAGTTAAGAGGATATTCAGAGAAGTACTTAAAACATAAATATGGTACTCCTGATGAATACCATTATACACCAAAAGTTAGAACTACAGATAAACCTATTGCTGAATCAAAGTATTCTGATGTAATTGAGGAAAATATCTTTAAAACAAAAGGTGAAATTAAATCAAAAGAACAAGTTATTAGATTAACTGAAAAATTACCTTCTAGAGTTAAGATTGATGAGACTGTATTTGCTATCACCGATGGTAACAACTATTACAGATTAATATGGGAAGGTGAAGAAGATGGTGAAGCGGTAATTACTCATGAGAAAAATACTAAAGTGGTTAACGAATCTATAGATAAAATGAAACATTTGTGGAATTTTAATTCATCAAAAACAATATCAACAAAAGGGATTGTTAGTGAGAATGAAAACAACCAATTTAAAAAGATGTTCAGAAATTTAAAAAACAAATAAAATGAAACAAAAAATTAAATGGTTTATTAAAGAAATAATGAATATGTATTCTACTACAGATTCTTATTTTTCTAAAAAAAGAATTGAGTCTGGTGTAGCTTTTGTTATCGCTCAATGGGGTATGATTTTTTTCTTGTTAGAAAAACATAAAACTTTAAGTATGGGGGAATTCCTATTATGGGCATCAGCCGAATTTGCTGTAGCTGGTTGGATGATAAGTAAAATTCAAAAAGAAAAGACAGAAAATAAATAATATTAAACCCTCTTTAAGAGGGTTTTTTTATTAGATATAATATTTATAAATAAAAAAAAAAGTTATGAGTTTAAAAAAGTTACAAGAAAAGATAGGTGCAACTCCTGATGGTTCATTCGGACCTAATACCTTAAAGAAAGCTATGGAGTATTATAAAATGACTCCTGAAAGAGCGGCACATTTTTTCGCTCAAACAGCCCACGAAACAGGTGAATTTAAATTATTTAGTGAGAACCTGAACTATTCAGCTAAAGGTTTACAAAATATATTTGGTAAATACTTTCCTGGAAATTTGGAAGAATCTTATGCTAGACAACCAGAAAAAATAGCTAATAGAGTTTATGCTGATAGAATGGGTAATGGTAATGAGTCTTCTGGTGAGGGTTGGAAATATCGTGGCAGAGGAGCTTTACAATTAACCGGTAAATCAAACTATAAAGCTTTTTCTGATTATTTAAAAAATCCTGAAATCATGGATAACCCTGATTTGGTGGCTAATGATTTAGCTTTTGAATCCGCCATGTTTTTCTTTGATAAAAATAAGTTATGGTCAATATGTGACAGTGGTGTCAATGACGCTTCAATATTATCGTTAACAAAAAGAATTAATGGAGGTACAAATGGTTTGGAACATAGGTCAGAATTGACTAAAAAATATTATGGTTGGTTAAAAAAATAAATTATGAGTTATACAAGAGAACAAATTGAAATGGCTGTTAAAGCAAAAGGTTATAAATGGTTTGACGATGAATCAAATAAAAGTTATGATGTTAATATTGTTGGTGTAAGAAATACTTCACCTGCAGTGTATAAAAAAGTTACAAATGTTTTTGATGACCATTTAACTATATCATTCAAAGATGAAACAGGTAATTGGCAATTCTACTGTTGGATGGGTACTTGTGACCCAGGTAAAAAGGGGGTTCAAGAATTCCATAATAGAAATGGTGTTGCAAGACTTGTACCGGGTCAGTATAGAGGTGTATGGAAAATTGACAAACACCAAGGAAAATATGACGCCCTTTGTCAAAGAAATGGTAATGTTACTGTATGGAGAGACGCTAACAGAGATTTAGTATTTGAGGAAACTACGACTGACACTGGTATGTTTGGTATCAATATACATAAAGCAGGTCAAGATTCAACTTGGGTTGAAAATTGGAGTGAGGGATGCCAGGTATTTAAAAGGGTAAAAGACTTTGATGTGTTTATGTCTATATGTAAAAAGGCGTCTAAAATACATGGAAACAAATTTTCTTATACCTTGTTAGAGTCTACAGACATAAATTAATAGGGTTTACAATAGAAATCTATTATTTATTAATTAATTTATATGAACAGAATTAATAAAATATTAAATACATTAGATTTCATAGAGTACATATCCAAACCTATGGATAAAAAAGATATTTCTTTAATTTATAAAGTTAACAGAGTTTATCCAGAAAGAGCTGAACTTATGTTAGACTTTATTCAGTCACTTTATAACAAAGTTATAGATACTTACATGGGGGATAGTTTAATGTCTGAAGATAATCAATTAGAACATTTTAAATGGTGTTGGGAAACAACTATAAAAGATTTTAAAAAAGAATTTATATTTTTTGAGAATAAGGGTTTACTACATGATTATTTTTCAGTATTTGTTTTAGAAACTTTCTATAAAGAAATAGATAAAAGTGAAAAATTTGTTGAAAACACTTTATATTTTATATATAATAGTTTTAATTATAAAAAAATAAGAACAAAATCTGAATTAGATAATTTTTTAGATTTGTACAAAATTTTTAATAAAAGTTTTAATGTAGGTATTTAATGGATACACAAAAAAAGTTAGAAATTATTACAAACCACTTACTTTTAGAAAAGAAAAAAGCTGAATTGGAACTAGAGAGATTCATTAATAGTGATGCGTCAGTTGATGATATCTGTAAAAACATTGATGATAAATTAAATAATTACAGAAATACAATAGCTAATGTTTCGTTATGGTTGGAATTTTTAGAACCTTCAAATAAACCCGAAGAGGGAAATAAATAATAATAAAAAAAATGTCAAACAGAGTTACAGAATTTGAAACACTTCTAGAGTCTTTTAAAGATGATTACCTTAAATTTGTTGAAAAAGGTAATAATACTGCAGGAACTAGAGCTAGAAAATCTTTACAAGATATGCGTAATCTTGCTAAAGAAGTTAGAGATGAAATCAGTAGTACAAAGAAACAGAAAACTACAGCTTAATGGATGTTTCATCTAAAATAATGTTTTTTATCTTCATTATGTCTTGTTTAAACATATTAAGACATGGGTGGAGAATTGTAATAGAATTAAGAAAAGAGGAACCCCAAAAAATACAATACACAAAAACTGAGATTGTACTTTTGGGTTGTTCCCTTTCTTTTATTCTAACTGTATTATTTACAGGTTTTAATTAAAAGTTATATCATGATACAAAATAAATTAGATAGTTTAAGCCCTTATTTTAAAGGTATAAAGGTTGCTGAAAATTATAGGGTAGTTGAATTTATCTTAAAGAAATCTTGGTCCTTAGAGGAAAACGAAGAGATACAGGTAAGTCAAAAAGAAACTAAAGAAAGTAGTGGTGTGTTGTTTACAATGTTTTATTCAGACACTAAAACATTTGATGAGATAATAGATTTTGTTGAGGATAAGATAATTAATTACAATCTAGAAGTAGAGGAAAAAGAAAGACTTTTAAAAGCTAAAGTTGAAGAACTCAAAAGAGTTTTTGAAATGAAGAGTTTGGATGAATTAAATCATCTTAAATTTACCACTGAAGAAGATTCCCTAAAATTAAATTCAAAATCACCAAACCCATCAAATGGAGTTGGCAGTAATGTGAGTACAGCCTCTGTTACAGAATCTAAAGTAGAAAAAGTTTCATAATTATGGGAGTCCCTAAAAATTTTCATCAAATGAACAACATACCTAAAATTGTTGAAGCTTTAAACGATTTAACTTTCTATGATTTTGAATATAAAATTGTTTTAACGGAAGAATATAATAAAAAATTACGTGAAGCAGAGATATTAGGTCATTTTATTGATAATGATTTAAATGTTGTACAAAGAATTAGTGATTTGGAGTTATTATGTACTAAAAGTTTTAGTGCCACTGATGATGAAACAGCTATCAGAAAATTGAATGAGTGGTTATTAGGTAAAAAAGAAAATAATCAAATATCTAGTTTTGAAATTATTACCTTTGTAACGAATTCATTTAAAGAAAAATTAGAAGAAAAAGGATTAGATAAAATTTTATCATTATAAAAAAAAGGGACTTAAGTCCCTTTTTTAATTTTGGAAAGCTCTTTCCATCATTTCTTGTAGAGTATGTATTAACCATACAGCTCCACCCGATAATAAACCATTTAAGAAGACTGATAATAATACATCATTCATCCCCAAAGAACCCATCGGGGTTAAATGTGAAAACCCAGAAGAACACATGATTAAAGATAAAGCAAAACCCATCCAAGTACCCAAACACATAAAACAGGTAAATAATTTGTGTAAACTGTAACCCCCTTCACCAAACTTCTTTAGGTAATTTCTCCAACCCTCAAATATGGAACCGTATATCATATTATTACAAGCCCCATATGAAATTAAAATAAATGTTAATAAAACCATATACTATTTTTGTTTAATAATAATGGTAATTTATCTTAATGAAAATAGTTAGAGATATTTATATAGGCAAACCTTTTCAAATTTAAAGAAAATGGTTATTTTTAATTATGGTGAGAAAAACTATTATAATGATTTTGTTTATTATATTAAGTAATAATTTGAAATCACAAAAAGCTTATATAGAAAAATACCAATTAATTGCTGATAGTTTGGAATGTGTTTACGAGATACCTAGTTCAGTGATGTTAGCTATTGGTTTTTATGAATCCGCTGGTGGTAAAAGTAAGGTGGCTTTATTACTGAATAATCATTTTGGTATTGTGGGTCCTAATAACCTAATGGAGACACATAAAATTTATTCTAGGTACCGTTATTTTAATTCGGTGATAGCATCCTATGAAGGTTTTTGTAAACTTGTTACTGGTAAAAAGTTTTATAGTAAATTAAAAGGTTCTGATAATAGTAGTGATTGGGTTTATGCTTTACACTCTGTTGGTTATGCTTCTTCTGGTCAATGGTCTGTTAAAATAAATAAACTAATAAAAAATTATAATATCGATTAACATGGAAAGGGAAGATTGGGAGATTGAACTTGAAAAACGTAAAATGTTACAAGATAGTTTTGTTACTGAAATGAAAAAAAATAAATTTATTGAGGAAATTAAAGGTGGTTTGGGTGAAGATATTGTGAAAAATCCTAATACCGTACATAAGAAACCTAGTTTTTTTAATAAACTAAAAAAATTTTTAATTAATGACTAATTTAAAAGAATATATTGATTTTGCTGTTACTTTGACTGAGATGGAAGAAGTAAAAAATAATAAATTTCCGTTACCATCAGAGATAAGTTTTAAATTAAATCATTTTGAACATTCTGCTTTACAAGTACAAGTTCATGATGCTAAGGGGTTGGATAGGGAATCACTTGAACATAAAAAAGAATTTACCATAGAAATATTTGGTATTGATTTTAAATTTATAGAAAAATAATGGCACTTAAATCATATTTAAACGAAAACTTAATAGAAGCCGGAATTGATGAAGCTGGTAGAGGTTCCCTTGCTGGACCTGTTTTTGCATCCGCTGTAATATTACCTAAAGATTTTACTTCAGAACTTATAAAAGATTCTAAAAAACTGAGTAAAAAAAATAGGTATAAAGCTTTTGAAATAATAAAAGAAAATGCTATCTCATGGTCTGTTTCGTTTGTTGATGCTGAAGACATTGATAAATATAATATTTTAAGAGCGACTTTTGGTGCTATGAATAATGCTATAAGTAAATTAAATATCGAACCTGAACATATTTTAGTTGACGGTAATATTTTTGATTCTTTTTCTGATATACCTTATACATGTGTTGTTAAAGGTGATAATGAGTACCTATCTATAGCTGCAGCATCAATTATAGCTAAAATACATAGAGATGAATATATGGAAAATATTCATGAAAAATTTCCTTTATATAATTGGAAGAAAAATAAAGGTTATGGTAGTAAAGAACATATTAATATCATAAAGGAGGATGGTATAACTTATTATCACAGAAAAACCTTTTTAAATAAAATTCTTGTAAGTGCTTAACGATATAAAAAAATATATAAAAGTTATAAAAAAAAGAATAGAGGGTATTGTTCCTGAAGAGGAAATAACTTCTATAATGTCTGAAATAAATGATATAGTTTTAAAAAATTGGGTGAACGAAAAAGACTATAGATTAACCAAACAACAAGTACTAGGTTTAGTTAGAAAACATATCGCTAAAAAATATAGTAATAATTAACGACTAGAATCTCTATATAAACGGTTATAAGATATACCAGTTATAACGTGAATCTTTTTATACCAAACCTTCCTATCAACTTTCTGAATAGATCCAAAAAATAATACGTCTTTTATTTTTGAATCAAAACAATACTTTCTTATTTTATTATAAAGTCTAATACATTCATCTAGATTTTTACAAGTAACCATATGTAAGTAATCACCTTCTATCACTATTTTATTATTTAACATAAAAACTTGTTTGGTGTTTTTGGTGGAAAGTTTAGGTAACAATACATGATTTAATATTTCAGAGGCATTTAATTTCCTATTAGCACCCGTAACATTAAATTGTTCTTCTATTTGATAGTTGGCCTCATCTATAACAACCCACTCATCAGATTCTAAAGACTCAGTAATAATCTTACCAAAACTGTCTCTAATCAGAATACTTTTATCACCCTCTTCTTTCTTTTTAAATAAAAAAACTTTATAATTAACTTCAGTTAACTTTTTATCTCTATAAATAAATTTTTTTGGTAAAAATGTTTCTTTATTATTTAAAATTTTTAAACGATTATTAGCATCATACAATCTTGAATATGTATGTAAAACTTTAATTTTTTTGTAATTTTCGTATAAAACAATTTGAAACATGTAATTATAAATATAAGAAATGGATAAATATTATAAAGTTTTAGGTTTAAATTCTGACGCTTCTGAGGAAGATATAAAAAAATCTTACCGTAAACTCAGTAAAAAATATCACCCTGACTTAAATCCTGATAACCCTGAGTCTGAAGAAAAGTTTAAGGAAGTTGTTGAAGCTTATGAAATTTTAACAGGAAAACAAAAGCCTAAAGAACAACAAGGTGGTAACCAAGGTTTTAATCCTTTTGACATATTCAGTCAGTTTGGTGGTAACCCTTTTGGGGGTGGTATTAATAAAGGTAAAACCATTTTATATAATTTAGAACTAGAATTAGAAGAAGTCTTCAATGGAGTAACAAAAGGACTTGTAATACCAAAAAGAGTTATATGTCAACCATGTCAAGGACATGGAGGGTTAAACCCACAAAAATGTAACCAATGTAATGGCCAAGGAGCTGTTAGACAAGGTAATTTTATGTTTATGTGTAATAATTGTGGTGGAAAAGGGGTGTTATATTCAACAAGGTGTGGTACATGTAATGGTTTAGGTACCAATATCGAAAACAGGGAATTCAATATAACCCTACCAAAAGGTATAAATAATGGCACTCAAATATTGAAACAAGGTTTTGGTAATGAAGTTAGAGATGGTATAAATGGGGATATTTTAATAAATATTATTATTAAAAAACACCCTGTTTTTGAGTTAGATGGTATTAATCTTAAATCTTTAATAGAAGTCCCTATCTTAGATATATTTTTAGGAACTGAGATTAATTTTACAACATTAGACGGTGATGTCAAAGTTAAAATACCTAGATTATCAGACCCAACAAAACCATTTAGGTTAAAAAATAAAGGTATGTATAATAGAGATGAGACTAGAGGTGATTTGTATATAGACATAAAACCTAAATTCCCAATAGAATTAACAACACAAGAAGAAGCTTTATTAAACGCTTTAAAAAATTCACCGAGTTTTTGTAATTAAAAGATATTTATAAGATATGAAAAAATATCTTTTAAAAGAAATAATGGGTGTCCCCAAAGAAATTGATCCTTGGGTTAAAGCTCTAAAAAGTTTGATCGTACAAGTAATAAAGGACGAAGAGAGACATGGTTGGGAACATTCTGGTGAAATAAGTTATCAAGATCCTGAAACTGGTGAAGAAATTACAGAAGATATTTATAAAAGTGAAAACATATTTTTTAAAGGTGATGAGGTGATGAATATGTTAATGAATGAGATGGGATTTTCAGACATGAAAGATTTCATAAATTCTAAAGAGTTTCAAGAATTACCAATATGGAGACCCACACTCACAATTAATATTATAGCATTACCACAAAAACTATTAAGTCAACATGATGATACGGTAAGTGCGTCAGTTGGTTTAATGCCTGACCAAAAGTTTAGTAACATAGGTAAAGTAAAAGTTTTACCTAACATGGATTTAGAATTTACTGTTACAGTAGAAAAAGAAGGTATCTCTAACAAAGACATTAATGAATTAGAAGAAACAATATCACATGAATTATTACACGCATACCAAAAAATTAATCAATTAAAAGGTGGTGGTGAAAGTCATTTTGGACCTGAGACTGCTTTAAATGCTTTAGCTAATAACCAATTTTTTAATCAAGTGAATATAGAATGGTGGAGTAAATTTTTACGTTTAATTTATTTACACCTTTCATTTGAAATCAATGCTAGGGTAACACAATTATATTATCGTTTAAAAAATAAAGATATAAAAACAAGTGAAGATTTTATTCGTGAATTAGAAAAAACTGGTGTTTGGAAACAAATGAAAATGTTAGAAACTTTTAATGCGGAGGAATATATAAATGGGTTTGAATTACCTTCTGATGAACCAGATTTATCAAATCCATTAGCTTTTTTACATAATTTATTTAAAGATTCTCATTATAAAAGTATGGGTGTTGATGTGGGTTCCGATGAAAAAGCTATTAAATCCTTAATAAATTTATGGGATGAGGTTTTATCTAAAGGTGTAGAGGCAATGAATAAAATGGGTGTTAATCTTACGATGGAAAAGGTTCCAAAGAAAGCAAAAGAAGATCCATATGTGTTTTTTAAGTTCTTTGAAGATAGGTTCCATAAAAAGGCTGAGACGTGGAAAAGAAAGATGTATAAAGTTGGTTCATTAATTTTACAAGAAAAAGATGATACCTCTTTACAAACTGAAAAATAATAATTAGAGTTATAATATAATAAGACAAAAAAAAGAGTAAAATGATTAAAGAAGGTAGTAAAGTAAAATTACACTATACTGGTAAGTTCGAAGACCAAAATGTTTTTGATTCTTCAGTAGGTAGAGAACCATTAGAGTTTACAGTAGGTGAAGGAATGTTGATTCCAGGTTTTGAACGTGGAGTTATTGGTATGGAGCCAGGAAATACTAAAACAATTGAAATTGAACCTGAACAAGGATATGGTGAACTTAGAGAAGATCTTCTACAAGAAGTAAACGTTTCACAATTACCACAAGGTGTTAAGGTTGGTGATGTGCTTTCAGCTGATACCCCAGCAGGTCCTATCAATGTTGTTGTTAGAGAAATCAACGGCGATAACGCAACAGTTGATGCTAACCACCCACTAGCTGGTAAAAAATTGATTTTTGAATTGGAGATTGTTGAGGTAGCTTAATTTTAAAAATTCATAAAAAAAAAATAATCCCATATGTTATCATGTGGGATTTTTTTTATATATTTGTGATATGAAAAAACCTTGTAAGGAATGTCCACATCTTATTCGTAATCGTCATAATGATATGATTGTGGAGTTCGGTAAAAGAACCGGAAAGAAACACAACTGTCATATGACGGAAGGAAAAAAAGATTTGTGGAATGTAACGGATAATAAACTTGAATGTTATGGAAGTAAAAATGATTAAAGAAATTAAAAAATGGGTATTGTTTAATATCTTGAAAGGTAAATTACATCTTTTAAGGTTAAAACATTTTTTAAGAACAGGAAGAGATATTGAAATGTTACCACCACCGCAAAAAGATTATGTTAGAGTTTATTTTTTTGAAATAGAACACGGAGATTATTTTTTGAAACATCACGAAATCCCATCATATTTAGGGGAAAAGTTTTGTGAAGATTTCAATAATAAAAATGGTAAGTTAATGGGTTTAACAAGGGAAGAAGTGGTTAGATGGGTTATTGAAAATAAAAACTAATTTTTATCTTTGTAAAATGAAAGTAGAATCAAAATTTGGAATATATACAATGGAAACAAAAAGTAATACACAAATAAGTACAGATAAACTAGGTGTTTTTATTGAAAGGCTTAAAAAAATAGGAATAGATGTAAAACTATCGGGAAACTTTCCTTGGGTTTATATTGATGAAATCTGTGGAAAAAGAGTGACTGAAACGTTTCAAGCAAATCATGGGTTTACTGTAATGTTTTTACCGGGAAGAAATGACTCACCGGTTTCAGACTTTACAGATATTAAAGAAATATTTAATTTAATTAGAAAATACGTCAAAAAATAAAGGATTTTTTAGGTCAGTGTATTGACAAATAAGAAAATAGGTAGTAATATTGAGGACTGTTTTAAAAGAAAGAAATAAAATTAACGATTATGTCACGATTAACTGAAGCTTTACAAACTGAGAATGTAACCACTAAAAATGGTATGACTACAAATTCATCATCATTGAATGAGTGTGTTAATCTCTTTTTCTCTATCGGAGCGATGAGAGGTAAAGGTAAAGATAGAGTTGTGTCCTTATTTTCAAAGGCCTTCAATGAAGACCCTAGAACTGCGATGAGAATTCTTTTTTGGTCTAGGGATATTAGAGAGGGTGCTGGTGAAAGACAAATCTTTAGAGATGTTATGTCTTATTTGGCACAAAACTATCCACAAACAGTTAAGACTAATCTTGACTTAATCCCTGAGTACGGAAGATGGGATGACGTTCATGTTCTATTCGGGACTGAATTGGAAAACGATGTCGTCACACTTCTTGTACATGGGTTAAGAAACCCTGAAACAGCCTCTTTGGTTTCAAAGTGGATGCCAAGAAAGGGTTTGGTATTTAACAAAGTACGTAAAGCCCTAAAGGTTACACCTAAAGAGTTAAGAAAGATGGTTGTTTCTCTATCTAAAACTGTTGAACAAAAAATGTGTTCAAAAAGATGGGAAGAGATTGAGTACCCAAAGACACCTTCTTTGGCTATGTCAAGATACACCAAAGCTTTTGGTCGTAATGATAGTGAAAGATTTAAATCATTCATTGAATCTTTGAAAAAAGGTGAAGTGAAGATTAACGCCGGAGCCCTCTATCCTTACGATATTACTAAAAACCTTAGATTTGGTAGTAATAAAGATTTGGCTAACGAACAATGGAAAGCTCTTCCTAATTGGATGGAAGGTTCTAACGAACTAATCCTTCCGATGGTTGACGTTTCAGGTTCAATGGCATGTACTGTTGGAGGTAACCCTAACCTTACATGTATGGAGGTGGCTATTTCTTTGGGTATGTATATCTCAGAAAGAAATGAGGGTTCATTTAAGGATATGTTTATGACATTTTCTTCTACCCCTCAAATCCAAAAGTTATTGGGACCTTTGAGTGATAGATATAACCAATTAGCTAGAGCTGATTGGGGTATGTCAACAAATTTATACTCAGCATTCAAAACTATTTTGAATCAGGCAGTTAAATTTAACATCCCACAAGAGGAGATGCCAAGTAAGATTCTTATCTTGTCTGACATGGAATTTGATGTCGCGACAGGAAGAAGAGAACATTCAGCCTTGTCAATGATTGATGAGATGTACGCTGAAGCTGGTTATGTAAAACCTGGAATTATTTTCTGGAATTTACACGCCAATGGGGGTAACTTCCCAGCAAGATTTGATGATGAAGGAACAGCTTTAATTAGTGGTTTCTCACCATCAATCCTGAAATCAGTCTTGTCTAACCCTGATAGCTTAACACCTATCAACATTATGAACGAGACTGTTAATTCAGAACGTTACGAACCTGTTACAGTTTAGAACCTATAGGTGATGAAAGATACTCGGTATCTAAACTGTTAAAGTTCTTTGAAATATTGTGGTATTAAGGAATAATTGCAGCAAATTTAAAAAAACAAGCTATAATTTCGAGAAAGAAGGGAGTGATAAACCCCCTAACTACAAGGGTGTAAAGGTGAAGGCCGAGGACCACTCACGGTTAGGTAAATATATCAAAACGATTCCGTTACCACACAAAATTAAAGGTGTACTGGATTGGGGGTGAACGAACTCTCTTTAAGTCCGACAGAAGAATGGTTTCTGCAAATTTTTCTAAAAAACTTGTAAGAACGATCAGAGGTTTTACCAATTTACCTCAAAATAAATTATAAATTGGCAACCATAGGAGAGTTTAAACGTGGGAAAATCCCACACTTAAGGTTGTAAAACATACCTCTTGATTATCACAAGTGAAAATGATAATTGGATTTGTCTCAATTAAATAAAAGACACCCGAACTTGAATGGGCTAATAATAACAGGGTGGGTTAGTACCCCACTGAAAATAATAGTAAGATCACCATTCTGACACCTAAATTTTTAAAGGGAGAGAAATCTCCCTTTTTTTATGTAATTAATTGATATTTATTTGTAGTTAAATTATTATTAAAATGTCTAGAATTGAAGAAATTGTTTTTAAATCCATTGAATTGGGTATTCAAGAAAGATTGTATACTAGAGTTAATAAAATGATTGGGAACTCAGAATATAAACACTTTGAGTTACATAGATTATATGAAATAGCTTTAGAAAAAGAAAAGGAAGTTTTACACAATAATAATTTATATAAACCACCCATTGGCTAAAGACCAATGGGTTTTGTAGGATTAACCCTAACTGGGTGGTTTATAACACCGCTTACATCCGTAAGAGATAAATCTCCATCAGATTTACTTTTATATTTTCTTAATATATTACAAGCACCATTCACATCAGCATTAATTAATTTACCTTCTTTTGTTTTAAATAAACCTCGTTTAATTCGTCTACCTAAATAATTATCTTTTTTACTTATAGGTTCTAAATCTAATGAGGAGCATTTGCTTGTGTAACTTTCCTCTTGTAAAACATAATTAATTCCGTAATATTCACATTTTGTTTCTAATTTTCTTTTTAAAATACCGAATGGTACCGAAACAAAGTTCTGATTATTTACTTTACCCATATTAATTTCATTCTTTATACTTTTAAAATCACCTATAACTATTGTACCAATATCATTATTAATACAATATTTAACTATTTTATTCACACTCTGATTAAAGTAGTTATTTATATAATTTTTTCTATATTCACTTAATTTAATAAATTTTTTTGTGTTTTTATCTTTGATTTTATTTTTTTCATATTCATTTTGTAATCTGGCTTTTTGTTTATTATAATAATGGTTTACTGATTTAAGTGGTTTACCATCTATAATAAATGATGTTTTATTTTTAGTATTATAAGATGTTAAAAGATTATCTAAACCACAATCAATACTTAAAATATTATTATGATTTATTTTTTTTATATTATTTTTACCAACATAAGTAATAATTAATTCATATTCTTTACCACCATAAATTGGTTTAATCTGTAATTGTTGTAATCTATTGGTCTTAATATTTTTCGGTAGGTTAAATACAACATCACGCTTTGATATACCATATTCTTCTCTAAATTGTTTACTAAGACCCATATATATTTTACCATCTTTAACTCTAGAACTTCTACCAGCGACTAATACTGACCATCCCGATTCTTTATCTAAATAAGATGGAATATTAACTGTACTAGAATATTTACCCTTTTGTTTTAATTTAAGTAATGAGAAAAATGATTTAAAATTTCTATCAACCAATCTATGGGTTTGTTGTGAGGAATCAGTTATAAGTAATTTATAATTAATATCATCTTTAATTAAATGATACTGATCAACATAATTTAAATACGAATTATTATCAAAATAATATTGTCTAATATTATAAACACAAGTATTATATAAACGAGCCGAATGGTATGATAATTTATCTATAATAAATCTATCTTCATCATTTAATTTAAGTTTATATTTTTGTGTTAATATCATAATTCCCTATATATAAATATAGGAAAAGTCTAAAAAAACTTGTTTTTAGATAAAATAATTATTATATTTAAATTATTAATTAAAACTTAAAGAAGGAAAAGTAATTCGTTTCCTCCCACAAACTAAAGATTTGTGGGTTTCCACGAATTAAAAATTATGAACACAGAGAAAATACAGAAGTTCATCAACAGAGAACTTAAGGCTAAAGACATTTTCTACTTAAAAGAAGTAACCAAAAAAGAAGCTTACGATTTTGTTAAAACTTACCACTATTTAGGTGAGGCTAAATTTTTTGCTAAATATTCTTATGCTGTAATTAACAAAGAAAATGAAGAGATTGTTGGTGTTGCTACTTTCTCTAATCCACAAGGTAATGTTGCATTAAAAGGTTGGTTCGGTTTATCTAATGATGACCAAACTGTTTTGGAACTTAGTAGACTTTGTGTATTACCTGATTTAAACGGAACTAACGCAACTTCTTATCTTTTGGGTGGTAGTATTAGATTATTAAAGAAAGAAGGTATTAGGGCAGTTATTACGTTAGCTGATGATAGTAGACATAGTGGTAGCATTTACCAAGTTTGTAATTTCACATACTATGGTTTAACAGATAAGAAATCAGATTTCTTTAGATGGGACGGTAAGGTTAACCCTAGGGGTTCAACAAAAGAAGTTCAAGGTGTGTGGATTCCTAGAACAAGAAAACATAGATATGCTTACATTATTGACAACTCACTTAAGTGTTTATATAATCAAGAAATAAGACCACAAAAAGGTGATACTAATGAATACGATTGTTGTGCTGGAACTAAACAAGTTTATGACAACAGATTTAAAAAATGGTATTCTTGCCCTAAGTGTGATGAAATAGGTGAATTAGCTTTTTAAGATGAAATATTTTTTTGAAATAAAGGAGATTGAGAAAAATTTAGCAATAGATTTTGTACAAGAAAGACATTACTCAAAAGTTATGCCCAAATTAACCAAACATTGGTTGGGTTGTTTTTTAAAAGATGAGTTGGTTGGTGTTGTAACTCTAGGTTGGGGAACTCAACCATTACAAACCATTAAAAAGTTATTCCCTAATTTAAAATCTGAAGACTATTACGAAATAGGTAAAATGTGTATGGATGATTCCATGCCTAGAAATTCAGAATCACAGATGTTGGCTCAAGTGGTTAGATGGATGAAAAAGAATTTACCTGAAAAGAAATTCCTTTATACATGGGCAGATGGTATCGTAGGTAAGGTAGGGTATGTTTATCAAGGGTATAATTTTTATTATGGTAACTTTATATGGACTGATATCTATATTTCACCTTTGGGGGAAAAGATACACCCACGAAGTTCAAAAGTTTTATTAAAAGAAAATGCTGAGTTTTTGGGTAAAGAAAAGTTATTTTGGATGACCCCTGATTTCATGAAATTGAAGGGTATCCGTAGAATCAGAGGTAAACAATTTAGATATATATTCCCACTAAATAAAAAATCGAAAGAATTATTAAGAAGAGAATCCACCGTTATTTGGAACAAAATATACCCAAAAGAAATTGACCTACAATGGAAAGAACAAAAAGGTAAGGGTGAATATGTTTTATTAGAGGGTAAACCTGAAATGGATTTAAGTATTGTTGAATATAATCAAAACAATGTTAATGCTCACAAAAAAAGTGTGAATGTTTAAAATTTCTACTATATTTATCATTTGTTATACACAGTATTTTTGTGTGGTGGGTTGACATTAACAAAATAAATTAGTATATTTGTAAAAAAAAAATAAAAATTATGGAATTATTAAAAGCACTTAAAGAAGACAACAAGTTAATCCAAAAATGGGATGATATACAATTTTTGGATAAAGCTAAAAATAAACGAAATTTAGCGTTAGCTTGTGAATTATCCACTTTGTATTTATTAGATAATATTGAAAAATACAATGGAGATATTACCACATTAACACATCCAGTTATTGTTAGAATATTTAGAAAAATCGAAGAAGATTTACCAACTGAATTTATATTTAATAAGGTGATTGAAATAATCACAGAATTAAAAATTAAACTTGATGAATTTCAAAAAAGTGATGAATTTGTTAATAGAGGAAGTGTAAGTGAAAAAGGTGTTGTAGATGTTGAAGCTGAATTTGTTGCTAATTTTTCGGATAATTTTCCGTTTGAGTTTGGTTCAGTGCGTGGCTAAAAAAATATTGTGTATAACGGATACAGATATACCCAGTTTGGGATTAAATAGTAGAAACTTTAAAATTAAGATAAAATGAATAAAGAAAAACAAGAGTGGGATAAACATCTAACACCCAAATTGGGTATATCTGAT